TTTACCTTCCGTGCTTTGACCGTTCTCATCCTGCATTTCACCGTAGTATTCAGCGCGATGGATAAACATTACAATATCCGCATCCTGTTCGATTGCGCCTGATTCTCGCAGGTCTGATAGCTGCGGACGTTTCTCACCGCGTGATTCTACCGCACGGCTTAATTGCGATAACGCTACAACTGGCACATTGCAGTCTTTTGCCACACGCTTCAACTCACGGCTAATTTCGCTTATAATTGCTTCACGATTTCGGTTACGTCCGTTTGGTACGCTAACAAGTTGCAGGTAGTCCACAATAATCAAACCAACACCACCTTGCACGGCTTTTAACGCCTTGCTGCGTAATTCCTGCCAATCAATTCCTGCTTTGTCCTCGATCTGTAATGGATGGCATTCTATCACACCACGCGCCTGTTCCACTTTGCGAAGTTCGTCAGTAGTAAGACACCCGTTCTTGTAATTGTGCGAATTGACGCATGATTCCATCACGATTAGACGCGTGGTAAGTTGCAGCGCGGACATTTCAAGACTAAAAAACAATACAGGTTTGTTAGAATTACGTGCAAAGGCTAACGCCAATGCCGTCTTACCCATTGCAGGACGTGCAGCAAGTATCACAAGGTCGGACGGCTGCCATCCACCAAACACACGATTCATATCAGTGAATCCTGTGCTGATTCCAGTGGGCAAATTATTCTCACGTGCGTAAACTTTCTTAGCGTACTCTTCGCGCTCCAACTTTACGACCTCTGCAACCGAAACCACCTGCTTTCCTTTTGTGGTTTCAGACATTAGGTAGTCGTTCAATTGCTTAACGTCATCGCGAATGTTAAACACGTCCACGCTGTCTGCATAAGCGCGATTAATCAACCGATCAGCCTGTTGTATCACTTCCCTACGCATAGCCAATTCCTGAATCTCTCTGCAATGTGCTTCTATGTGAACATCACTACCAACACGGTTGCACAACTCGGAAACGGTCATGATGCCGACAATTTCCAGTTCGTTTGTAGCTTTAAGTTCTTTGGTAACGGTAACCATGTCTACTGCTTCGCGCTTACGGAATAGTCGATCAATGGCTGCAAAGATGCGACGGTGTTTCTCGTGATAAAATGTTTGCTCGTTAATGATTTCCATCACACGCGAAATGCTCTGCTCGAACAATACCATTGTGCCAAGTACCACGCGCTCCGTGTCTAAGTTGTATGGCGGTTTTCTGTCGTTCATTTGGTTTGGTTTGGTTTACAAAGTTAATGTTAATTAGTCGAAATTAAACTTTTTGTACTGCTGTTTTGGTTTTGGTTTTAGTTCACCGTTCTTTTGCTTTACTCCGAGCCAATTAGTAAAATGTGATTTAAGATCGCGTTCCGTTTTATCCTCATCCTTTCCTTGCGAATGGCAATGGGATATAAACTCATCCACAAGCCTGTTAAAGTCATCAGGACTGATTTTATAAGCCCGTATTACGTTCTCATACCACAATGTCTGTTTTGGTAGTTCTTGGATGTGTTCCACCTTAAATTTTGGCTGAGGTTTGAACTGGTCGATGTAACGTAACGGTTGTATCGGCTGATCGGTTTCTGTTTCCCCCACACCCCCTTCATTGTAAGAATAATTAATATCTATACTTCTACTTCTAAGGCGTTCGGAACAAATTTCGAACATTTGTTGCAACACTTGTTCACTTTTTGTATCAGTTTCTTCTGTTACTAATGAAGTAAAAATAGGATCCATTCCTTTATCGTAACCTTCAAAAATCCTTATTTTACGCAATCCTGCACTTACCTTACCTGCTAAACTACGCTTTTTTTGAAAGTTAACGCGTTCACTTAACACATCGGTCATGTATGGGTTTCGAAGTTTACCATCATCATCAACGACAAACTTTTGCTTCAACACTTGTTCAAACACTTGTTCGAATCGTTGATACTCGGAAAAACGAACTCCTGCCAACAACGCCAAATCCTCTACGTTATTTGGTAGTCCATTTTTATCGTACTGATGCAGCAAAAGGTTGACATACCATCCACGAGCATCCGCATCCATTCCTGCCGTTGCTTTTAGCCACTTATCAATGTTAAATAATACTGCAAAATCCTTAGCCATTGTATTGAATATTTAAGATTGGTTTTAATCTTTTAATTAACCTACGTTCTAATTCTATTCGCGTATTCTTTTCAGCACATTCACGATACAAGATATAAACTGGTAGACCTTTCTGATAGCTTTTAATGTAAGGATGATTTACTGCAAGTACACGCTTACCAATATTTGCAGACTGACCAACATAAATTATTTGACGTACACCTAAGTAGTTGTGACAAACACAATATACGCCTGATATTCCATCCCATCCGAAGCAGGATATTTCCCAATTTGATTTAGCTTTTTTAGCCATAATTAAAAAGTAAATCCCGTCGAAGTGTTCAACACGGGTAGCTGTTGGGACAAATCGACCCTCCGTGTTGATGCACCCCAAACGGGATTATAATAAATTGCTTGTGACATAATTTGTTATTGGTCAGCTACGACCTAATGAGCAAATATACTACTTATTTCCTTTCTGCAAATCTTTTAGCAGTCTTTTTGCGTCTGACTTATTGACAAGCGCATATTCGTTATATCTGCCAGATGTTCCGTACTTGGTTTTGAACTGAATAGGTGTTTTCTTGAATTTTAAGCCCATCTGTTCAAATTCAGGGACGCGGGTGGATAGTTTCATTGATCCAGTCAATTTGAACGCTGTAATCGCCGTTAAATGATTGTTGTCGATAAAGGCCTGAATCAATGCTGATTTTTGTGTTTTGGTTTCCATGATTATTTGATTTTAGTTATTGGTTAATAATTCAATTGCTTCGTCTGATGTTCGTACAACGTACACGGGAGCGCAGTTGACTTGTTGGAATCGCTCCTGACCTTCGCGCAGTTTGCCTGTTTTGGTTTTAACCTCCATCACAAACCACTTACCGCGATACGACACAAGCAGGTCGGGAATGTCGCGTCCGTTGATCTTGTTCACGGTTGCACCAATGGCTTCCATAGCCTTGACAATTTCTGCTTCATTCCCGTCGCGCTTGTATTTGTACTTCATTATCCGATCTTAAATTGTGTGATGTTCAGTTTTGTTTTTAATTCCTGCAACTCTGTTTCTGCTTTCCGGATAGCTTCTTTACCTGCTTCGATGTCGGATTCAGGCACGATAAAAGATAGGTAATACAATCCGCATTCGTCATCAACACGTGGATCGAATGACACAAACATACCGCGATCAATGCCGTGAACGATACAACCTGCAACAATCTGCCAGTAGTATTTTGGCATTTCCTTCTTTAAGTCCTCGACGCTTTCCATCAGGCAATAACGTAGATGTGTAGTTGTCTTAGGACATTTAACCTCAAAGATACACGGTTCACCTGCATACGTACCAACACGATCACACGTTGCGCCAAATGTAGGCACTTCATCCCATTGCTGAAAATAGCTGCTATCTTCGAGCGTTACGGTTGGCACTAACTTTTCGAGCCATGTAAATGCACGGAATTCATTTTCTACACCGTGTGCGATGTCCGCGCTCTCGTAGAAATCCTCCTGACTTTCGCCAGTCAATCGCTCCGCTAACGTCTGCATCACATACGGACGTGGTCGCTTTTTAGGTGTGCAGATTAGGTCATACAGGTGACTTGCAGTCCATTTGCCTACACGCGCCTGATGCCATTCAAAACTGTTGGCTTCTATTCTTGTGTCCATCGTGTGTTCTGTTTTAGTGGTTGTGATTGTACGTCTATTACTTCCTCGTAGGTTTGGATGCCAATGCTGATCTCAGGTGCAAACTGTCGCACAAAGAACGCGGCAGCACGGTAGCGCAACATTAGCTGTGGCATTGTCTTCCATTTGCTACCTGCTTTCGTTGCCCATCCTTCGTCCGTTGCCATCTTAACGCTCACCCAGATTCCGTGCTTTAATTCGCCTGTGCGCTTGTCCTCTGCATACGCTCGGCATGATCCACCGTCTTTGTCCGATTCCTCATAGCCAATCGTACCCCATGCGCTTGACGCGTTAAGCGTTGCAATCAGGAAATTACTCGACCATGCAGGTTTGCCGTGAACGATGTACAGGTTCTGCATAACCATTAGCGGTGACGCTCCGATACGCGATGCGGTTTCGATTGCAATGATGCAGTCAGCGATGTTGCCCTGATATGTCTTAGGCACTAACTGTGATGCTGCTAACACCTTTGCCTGACGTTGCGCCAGTTCAAACGATTCTGCATTGGTGAACACGCTCACCGCTTGATTAAATTGACGCGGTTGTATCGCTACAGGTTCGTCAATTACAATAGGCACTTCGGCTGTTGGTTGCTCGGCAGGTTGCTCTTGCACCTCCGTTTGTTGATCGAAGTCGGCAGGATATTCGATGCCGTCCACGATCTTTGGTTCTGTTTTCTGTTTCATTTTGTTTTGGTTTTAATTTACACAAATGTAAATAAAATTTAGATTAGTTGGTTGTCCTGTAAAGATTTTTTTTGCGCATCAGTTAAGTAGCGTTCACCGCGCAATATCCTGTAAAGGTGCGGACGGCTGCATCCGATTAACTTTGCCACGTGCGACTTACTGATGCCTAATAATTTGATCTTGCGGTTTAATTTATCTATTGACTTCATAGGTTGTCGATTACTTCCGTTTCTACATAGTTGATCACGTCCTGCTTCATAAAGTCCGCAAAGCGTTGAATCGCATCGGTCAAATCTTTGTAGTCGATTACCGCGTTGATGTCCGTTTGTTTCTCATTATACCAGTCACCTGCTACCTCGCTGACTGTTACGTGTACAGGAACGTCAAAGGATATGCCTTCCGTGTCATCCATAAAGAAGTTGATGGTGACGTACTTTGTTAATGTTGATTTCATAGTTATTCGGGTAAGGTTAAGTAAATAGATAGGTTTAACTCGTCATGCTGCAATTTTACCCAATTCTCGTCGGTAAGGTAGAATGATGTGTCAAATGCTGTCTCGCATTGCTTACGGACTTGCTTACTGTAATGTCCCTGCATTCTGATCTTACCGTGTGATGTCTCGATAGAGTAGAATAACTCCAAAGATATTTTGTCGTTAATCTCGGTTAAGATTTGCAGCAATTCTGCTTGTGTTTTGGTTTCTGTTGTCATGTTTATTTGGTTTATTGGTTTACTTATTCATGATCCACCCATTCGTCAGCCTTGAGTGGTTCCGCTTGTCCTGTTGTGTCGTTGAGCCATAACGCACGGCATAATTTTACCGCTGCTTCGTAGCTCACACGCTTCTTGACGTTGCGTTTGATGCACTCGTCGCAGTTCTTAATCGCCTCCGTGCTATCGGTGACGAAGATGGTCGGGGCGTGCATATCGCGTGGATGACGCTCGTCATATTGATTACACGCTTTTGCGAACATTATTGCTATAATTAGCAGGAAGATCGGCACGGCTAAAAATTGTTTCCAGTTCATGATGTTTTGGTTTTAAGGTTATGCAGTTGGTCGGATGCTGCGCCCCGTTGGTGTTATTTGTTTTTGGTCATTGCGTCAACAAATCTGAACGCCTGTGAAATGTTATCGTGAAACGTTCCTGCAAAATAATCCGACTGCATATCGTCATTTAGGTTGCTACGTTTTGTATAAAAGTTTGTAGCCTGATCTTCATTGCCATTTTTAGCAAAACTAACAACATACCCTTTGTATAGGTAATTGTAAAATTGTCCTTCAACTACAGGTGTTGAGTTAGTTACTTTGTTTGCTTTTTTAATTGTGTTAGTTAAAGTTGCCATTGTTCTTGGTTTTAGTTGTTTGTTTTAATTTGATAGGACAAAGATACAGCGACATTTTGATTACACAAGTGTAAACGGTAAAATAAAGTTGCGATTTTTGCAACTAATCCGTAACTAATTGATAATCAACGCAATAAATTTACTGTAAATCCTGCTATTATTCCACTCAGGGCTGCAATTACCGCTGTTTTTCTGCGGTTTTTCTTTTGAAGTTTAGCGTTTTCGGTAGCCTTATCTGATACTATCACCTGCAAATCGTTGACATACTCGCGGTGAAGGCTATCCTGCTGCCTGTATTGCTCGGCTAAACTATCGCACTTAACCACGATAGTATCGCACATCTGTAACTTTGTAACCGTGTCCGTGATGGTCTGATATTTCACAATCATAGACTGCAAACGCTCCACGTGTTCAATGACGGTATCACGATGCAAAATTAACGTGTCGTACTTAACGATCACCTCACGCTCTACAACGGTCTCAACTTTACCGCTGAACAAGTACCAACCTATTCCGATGCCGAGCGCGATTGATAAACCAATTCCAAATAGTCGTTCCATTGTTTTATTCGTTCAGTTATTTTCTTGTAGCTATCCACCGCGATATACTCCCACCCGTCCGACGTTCTCATGTATACAACTTTCTCACCGCTTACCTCCGTTGATCGCCAGAATACAATCCATTCAGCAACGTAGCATAGTGTTGCCTTACGCTTAAAATACAACTCTTTGCCTTCGTCATATTCAAGCATCTCAAACTCAAAGTAAGGGAATCCGCTTGGTGCTTCCATCACGCGTAAACTTTACCGTTAACTATTCGCGCTTGTTTCATAACGTATTCGCCTGTCTTAGCATCAATATGCAACACCGCGCAACCTTGCGTCCAGTCATTTTCAGGTAAATAGTCAGGTGAAAGGTCGCACAAACAGCCGAATGAATAGCACACGTAATCCGTGCCATCGCTGTTCTTCCATGTAAATTGTGATTCCTTATGGAAATGACCAACGGCTGAACTGATGCGCGATTTCAACGCTAACCAACGCGCAGGATATACGCCACCGCTACCTTTGAACTCGTGACCGTGATAGATCGTAAACTTACCTGCTTTAATGCGTTGCAGCGATCCTACTTCAATAATGCCATGCTTTCCGAACTCCAATAT